CAGTAGCATGGGCCAGTACATCATTTGCCGTAATAGCGGCACTCAGTTATACAAAAGAACCATTATGCTTAATGGCATTAGTTCTTCCGCTGTTTGTTGGATTACCGCTTAATTGAGAGGAGTGATAGATAATTGGCAGAAGTAAAATGGATTAAAATGGCAACAAACATTTGGGATAATAGAAAAATTGTTCAAATTGAATCCCTTCCAGATGGAGATACGATCATTGTTATATGGTTAAAACTTTTGTGCCTTGCCGGGACAACTAATGATTCTGGAATGGTTTATTTTACAAAAGAAATACCATATACAGAACAAATGCTCTCCACACTGTTTAATCGACCTCTGGCAACTATACAGTTTGCTTTAAAGGTGTTCCAAGAATTCGAAATGATATCAATTATTGATGATTTTTTACAGATTTCCAATTGGAAAAAATATCAGAACATCGAAGGCATGGACAAAATTAGAGAACAGAACCGAATCAGGAAGCAAAATCAGAGAGAAAGGCAAAAAATTATGATTGAACAAGATATGTCACGTGACATGTCACGTGACGTCACGCAACAGAATAAGATAAAGAATAAGAAAGAAGATATAGATAAAGAGAAAGATAATAAATTAATAGTATCTAAAGATACTATTTGTCAGACTGATGTCCGACGCGTCATCGAAGAATGGAACAAATTACAGGAAGTTGGTATCAATCCAATACGCGATATTAAACCATCATCAAAAAGATATCAGTTACTCAAAGGGCGAATCCGTGAATACGGAATTGATGAAGTCCTTAATGCAATCAACAACGTTTGCAACAGTGATTTTCTGCGAGGAGAGAATAACCGCGGATGGATGATAACATTTGACTGGTTCGTAAAGCCGAATAATTTTACAAAAGTTTTGGAAGGAAACTACAATGTTATAAAAGGAGGCGACATCAAGCATGGAACCGGTAGAACAGCTCAAGCGCATGTCAAACCGCTTATCCCATTCGATCAATGCGGAGGAAGCGAAATCTCAGACACACCATTTGCAGACTGATTGTCCTGATTGTGGCGGTTCTGGTTGGATATGGTCAAGGGATGATAATGGCGTTCCATATTGTGAAGAATGCCATTGCGGAATCAGAAAGAAGATGATCATGCAGAACCAGCTACAATTTGCTGAAATGCCGGATATGTACAAGGAATGCAGATTTTCAAATATGAAAAGCAGCGTGTATCAACTTCCAGAAAGTAAGGAAATATTCATACAGGCGGCAAAAGCTGTTAAATATTGGCTCGAAAATATCCAACAGATGCAGAAACAGGGAATTGGGCTGTACATATATTCAAATACTAAAGGCTCTGGAAAGACAAGGCTTGTATGTAGCATGGCAAATGAGATGATAGAAAAGCATCAGAAATCGGTAAAATTCACAACATCCCTAAAAATTCTTGATGAGATAAAGTCAACATGGGGAGAACGAGGAAAAAACGCAGAGAATAAGCTGATTAGTGATTTGACTTACGCGGATATCTTGATTATTGACGATTTTGGTGCGGAATCTGGGAAAGATTGGATTAATGAAAAATTCTACGGAATCATCAATGGTCGGTATGTGGACAAGAAAACCACAATTTTCACCAGTAATTATCCTATTTCCCGATTGAAATATGATGACCGCATTACAAACAGAATTTTAGAGCGATCATTGGAAATCCCCTTTCCTGAAGAATCAGTCAGGGAACACATAGCGGATGCAATGAAACAGGAACTTATCAAAAAGATTCAAGGCGGTGAAAATGGAAAACAAGCGTAAACCGTGGATAAAATTGACGCCACAAGAAATTCAGAATTTGACTAATCGTCAATGTACAGACTGCAAGTTCTATCCGAAATCAAACGGCACATCAGGGAAAATGCAACCGTGCGATTATATTTTTATGGTCGGCCATAGTCGAGAATGTGACCCAAGAGATTGCGTAAAAGAAGGCAAATTTGAATATGCAGCAACAAAGAAAAGGAGAAAAGCATGGAGGGCAAAGACGAAAAGTTAGATATCACGCCAGAACTGGTGCTTATATGCAGGAAAGTAATACGACAATACGCAAAGCAAATTGGTAGGCATGATTGCCACAAATGCGTCATATATGCAGAATGCGAGCATGACTTTGTCAGATGCCCGGAATTATGGAAGGACATCAGCCTATGAGAAGAATCAGCGAAATGTACAAGCGTTCGGGCGGTACGAACTATGAACATCAATGCTTTGAATGTAGGATGTTTAAAAACATTAAAAGATGCAAATGCTTAAATTACGAACTGGATGCTGACTGGAATCCGAATTGGACAGCCTGCAAATTTTTTACAAAAGATGAAATAGAAGAAATACAAGGACAGATGAATATTTTTGATTTTGTGAAATGAGAGGTGAGCATATGGCAATTGTTACGATTGATGGAAAAGAAATTGACATCGAACAAATTGAACTGCCAGAAGAAATTATTAAAATCATAATTGAATGCTTAGGTTGACCGCAAAAATATTGTAGTGTAAAATGTGTCGTAACATGATATGTGCGGCACATTTCTACACAAAGGAGGAATAGTCATGGAATGTGTTGCGTATTTGCGTGTATCAACAGAAAAACAGGCCGAAGAGGGAAATGGATTAGACAGTCAGAAAAGAGATATTGAAAATTATTGCAGAAAAAATCAATTGATTATATCTGATTGGTACGAGGATGACGGCTTCACAGGTTCGAATATGAATCGTCCAGCATTGCAACGCTTAATTAATGATTGCTCAAAGAAAAAATTAAAATGTGTTGTAGCGTTTAAACTAGATCGATTATCAAGAAGCATGGTCGATGGAATATACTTAATTGAACGTGTATTCATACCTAATGGGGTGGATTTTAGATGCGTGCATGATAGTGTAAGCTACGACAGCCCAATGGAGCAAGCATACACTCAGATGATGGCAGTGTTTGCGCAACTTGACAAAAATACTATGCTGCTTAGAATGCGTGGCGGTATGCTGGAGAGAGTGAAACAGGGATATTGGATGGGAGGTGGCAACACCCCTTATTGCTATAGATATAGCAAAGAAGACGGAATCTTAGTTCCCATACCAGAACGCAAAGAAATGGCTTTGCGAGCTATGAATTTGTATATATCCGGTTATTCTGATGTTCGAATACAGAAATTGATAGGATTTAAAAGCGAGTTTGTTACACGACAGGTTCTTACAAGCCCTGTAAATATTGGCATGATTCCGTATAAAGGGAAACTATATAGGGGAAGACATGAACCGATTTTCGATATTAAAGTATTCGAATTAGCCCAGGAATTAAGAAAAACTCGTAAGCAAAGTAAAAGCTTCTGCGTTAATCACGAGAATCAGCTCTTGACGGGGCTGTGCTATTGCGGAGTGTGCGGATGCAAGATGAGATATCAGAAGTGGACTCATGGGAAACATAAAATTTATTGCTATTCAAGGGATAACGGCATGTCATACTTACCAAATTACAATCCGAATTGCAGCAATTCGCTTGAGTGGGCAGAAGATATTGAAAAGCAGGTTGAAGATGAGATTTTAAAGATTTCCCTCAATTTATCATCGCATAAGCCAAAAGAAAGAGAAAGCTGTCTGGACATTTTGAGTAAACAACTCCAAAAAGAAAAAACGAAGCTAAAACGTCTATATACTCTTTATGCTGAGGGAAATGATACGGTTTTGGAGATGATAAAAGAAACGGAATCCGGTATAGATGAATTAAAACTAAAAATACAGAACGAGATGAAGAGCCCGGATAACTCACAGAAGAAAGAATTTGTATACGATAATATAAAAAAGCTTGCCGATGTGTGGGAACACATTGACAAGCAAAACAAAAACCGTATATTAAAAACTATAATATCAAAAATAATTATAGTCAATGGAAATATTGAAATACAGTTAAAAAAATTTTAGCATAAACTATATGCCATAGGAGTCGCATTATGTAAGTGCTAATAATAAATGCGCCGTACATATCATGTAAATTGACATAAAATAGAATATTTGATAGTATATATTGTATACTAACGATGACACCGATCTGAGAATGAGGATTCTGTGTCTTTTTTTATTTTCTGGAGGAATTTTCATGATTGCACAGGGAATCAGCCATACTGCATACGATACCATGAAAGAATATATGCTCACAGGAGCCGAACTGGACGGCAAATACCAAATTCCAATGATGGACAGGTATGTGGACGAAATACCACAAGACACAGTGGATTTTAAAGACAGTTTCAGCCGAAAGATAAAGAATCATCGAGAATTAAGCATCAACTTTTATATCCATGACTGCGAATTTGAAAAGCTATGGAATAATCCAGATAGATACCTGGAACACTTGAAATGTTTCAAGAGCGTGATCGCACCAGACTTTTCAATGGCAGTCGGTGAAAATGGTATGCCATTTGCTATGAATATCTGGAACAAATACAGAAATCATGCCATGGCTCATTATCTCAGTATGAACGAGATAAAGGTGATTCCTAACGTGAGCATACCTCCAGAGTATTGCTATGACTGGGCTTTTGATGGTGTGCCAAAAAGAAGCACCGTAGCATGTTGCACCAATGGAAGAATTAAATCCAGAGCATCCAGAGAAGAATTCTGTATAGGCTTTAAAGAAATGGAAAGGCGCATAGAGCCGCTCCGAGTTATCGTTGTAGGGAAAATACCACCTGAACTCAATACGGACGTGGAAATCATCAATTTCAAGACCAGAAGTCAGAAGATCAAGGATAAGGAGGGAAAATATGGGGTATAGTACTGGAAACTCATTGAGAAAGAAATCGAAGACCAAAAAACAGGAAGAACGAGAACAGAGGATGAAAAGTGGAACCGCAATAAAGAAGAAAAGAAGCACTGGTAAAGTAGATCATCTAAATAAATTGAAATAATTTTACATTTTCCACAGTCCCAAAATAGATGCTATAAAAATATTTATACAAAATTACAAATAAATAAAAATTATAAAATGACCCGTATCCATGGAAAAATGATTTTTTTCGTTCAAAATCCATGCTTCGGGTCTTTTTGAATGTCTGTGAAAATTAGCACTCGTGAGGCTTCATAGTAAAGTGATTATGCATCAAGGAATATACCCGCGGCAAAACATGCCGCCATCCGATGCACACGATCATGCTAGGAACATTGTAATTAATTACATAATTGCGCCTAAAATCAATTCGAACGGCATAAGCCTATATATTATCGGGTGACGATATAAAACGGCTTAAAAATCAAAATACAGCATTAAAACATTATAAAACAGTAAACCTGGACATAATACAATAACCCGATACCATTATAAAGCCCGTAAACGTGCCTAAAATCAATTTTACATTTACAGTCGATAAAATACACATGTAAGCATATAAACGGCTGTAAAATGCCAAATAAGTGCTTGCAAGGATAATAAACCGGCAAGAACTGCATAAGCTGGACAGACTGCCAGGAAATCAGCGTGTAAAAATGGTTCGCAAATAAGACCGCCCGAAGCGATCCGGAATAGATGCAGCTATAGGCCTGGACAGAATCCAAGTCGGCAGTTATCCACATTGACATATATAACCATAATACGCCCGTTATATTTTGCCGTCAATCCTTTTAATTGATTGCGTAAAATTCCCTAGAAATGATTTTATAGCCGTATCCGGTAAAATGTACCATGAAGCAATTAAAAGCCGTTAAAAGCCAAATACAACAAAGCAACGCAAAGAAAACCGCTTCGCACGTCGTGAGTGTGCCGACGGCCTAAAGCCGTAAAGCGGTAAAAAATTAATTATAAATACTATCAAAAGCGGGCTTGTATTCCTGATGTAATTCAACAAATCCGACAACTTTATCATATGCCCGGCTGCCGTTCTTTGTTTCGTGATATTCTAAGTTGAAAATATCATGCAACTTTTTCACCAGCTCATAAAAAGCACAAGCTTTTTCTTTTTCTTTTCGGTCATAGACTTTTATGCACATCGCATGATAATTGCATTCTACAACAAGGCTTTTGTGTCTGGATAACTTAGACCGGCACCAATACATAAGATCATGTTCACCTATTTCAAAATCAAACACATACCCGGTAAGACCGTACATATATTTTGATTCTGTATATTTTAAGTTGTATTTTTTAGCGAAAGATATAAATGTTTTGTTCATTTTTAGACCCTCCAATTTAGGAAAACAGGCGGGAAAGCCCCGCCCGGAATTGTTTTATTTAGTTCAAACAAGCGTTTATTTTTTCTTTCAGATGCGGGAACGCTTCACAAATTTCTTGTACGCTGTCCGCGTAATAATCACCAACCATTTTACCGAAAATTCTAATATTACCAGAATAAAAACAGCCTAAATCATTAAACTGAATATCAAGTCCGGTTGCCTGTTCC